AATGTATCACCGTTAGTGATCTGAATTGATTCTGTTGACCCAAAGTAATTAATTCCATTAATGAATATCGTATAACTTTCAAGGTTATAAAAAACGGGATTTATTAACCCAAAAGAACTTGAAGCTGTGATTGTGGCCCCTGAATTAACTCCAGCAGGAATTGTTGGGTAATTGTATATTGACTCACTATATATCAGAAAAGGGTCTTGTTCGTAATCTGACCATCCATGTTCTTTAACATTTGGAACCAAAAAATCGGCTCTTAAAGAAGTTCCTTGTAACCCTTGTTGTGTTTGCCATTTAAATTTAAATCTGTATTTACCTTTTGTTGGTATTCCTTTTTTAGGGTCATTTGAAATGATTTCTTCTCCAAATTCATTTGTATATATATAATCCAAGTTCATTGGTACATTTACTAAAAAGGTACCATCCCCATCAATTACTTTACCCGCTTGTTCTATATCCCATCTTTCCAATATTGGTAGACCCATAGAATCGGAATATATTGTTTGTCTAATGCCTTGTATTTCACCAGGCCCCGCAACCAACTCACATAAATTTCCTGTGTTGTTTTTTGGTTTACAACTTATTTTAAGGGCGTCGTCATTTGTGTTAGAAATGATTGAACCCATGAACACTGAGCTTGGTTGGATTGTAATATTTGCCAATTTAGTAAGGTCAAAGTCTGCCCTTGTTATTCCAACTTGACAAAAATCTTCAGCCCCCCAAAATGGTCTAACATCAATGTTATATATCAGATTTTTAATTTGTGGTAATTCTCTTAAATTTGTTGAGGACTTAAATCTTGCCCCATTAACTTGACTTTCTGTCGCTAATCCTTGTTGGATTAAATCTTGCGGAGACATTGAGAAACACCCTATATCTGAAAGATCAACATCCATAACTATGGTTTGTTCTCCAACAGGAACACCAAAAATCATAAAGTCCCCACTCTCATTTGTTGTTACGGTAAATCTATAATATTTGTCATATACTTCAATATATGATTCGTCCATAAGAACATCACCTTTATTTGGGAATGTTCCTGTTGAGGCATGTCCTTTGTATGATGGTAATTTTGGAAGTAGGTTATATCTATAACCATCTTCATTTGTATCTCCAATTGTTTTAAAAGGATATAATTCAGAAATAACTGGGTCTAATTCGTCAGTATCGTCAAGTGGAATAAAAACGGATACCTTTGCATTTGGCAAACCATACCCACCATTAACAAACACTCTTCCCGTTACAACTCCATATGTTGAACAAAATCTACTGTATACATTGTTCGCAAGGATCTTTAAGGAAAGTATCTCCAAAGATTCCCAATCTTGTTCTAAATTGACATTTATATATTTATCAACACCGACTTCGGTTCTTATTCTATATGATTTAGACATTAAAAATTTGTTTTTTCATAAATAGTTTATTTCCTATTTTCATAAAAAATACACCTGTTCTGAAAAAAATAAACCACTAAGAGAAATTAACAGATTTTAAGTTTAATACTCTAATATTAATATCTTTATTTGGGTATCTTACTTGATAGATTTGTGTTGGTGTTGCAAATATTGTATCTGCGGAAGGTTGGATTTGTCTTGTTACTGTGTCAGCGTAAGGCATTGAGGTTTGACTTGACGAATATTGACCACCTACTTGGTTGTAAAATAAAACATTGTTTATACTAACAATTCCATTTTCAGATTGTATTAATCTTCGTAATTCAGATATGTTAACATTTTGTCCTAAATTTCTAACAAGGGGATTAAAGAAGTCAGTAACAATTTGTATTGTTTTAGCAATAACTGATCCTTGATTTTGACTATTATCTAAAACAACATCAACTGTAACCGCTAAATCTATTGTTTCGGCCGCCTCTATTGAGATGTAGTCATTTATCATTCTATAATTTGATAGATAGTTTGCAACATTTTGTTTTAATGTATTTGAAACAACATTAGTTAAAGTCCCACTAGAATCGTAAGACAACATTTTAATTCTAATCTTATTGTTTTCTTCAGTAATAGCCACTTTTGCTGGTGCCCCATATTGTGCCGGCATTGTTCTTAATATTGAATTGTAGTCATTTACGGTTACCGCTCTATTTTGTGCCGCAAAATTAAACGAAACCATGTTTCTAACATCTTCAGTTGTCGGTGGGTTAGCTCCTCCAATTGCTGCCGTTACATTATTACATTGTAAACTATTGATAACATTTCTATTAGCACTTTCAGATGGTCCATTTACCGAAAATGATACGGTACCAATTTGATTGATTGTATTAATACCAACATTGCTAGATAAACCGCCGCCAATTCTATATTGTACAAATAAAGTACTGTTTGCTGTAAGTGCGGCTCCCAATGAATAGTTGTTCGTATATCTACTCAAATCAAAACCTTTACCGTCAATTGCAAATTGTCGTAATTGTTCATCCGCAGAAATATTTCCACCCCCAAAAGTCATTTTACAATAACCTTGTGGAGTGTATTCTGAAATAAGCTTGTTAGAAGTTGTAATATACAAACCAACTTTAACTCCTGGTTGATCAGAAACTTTTGTAGGGTCTTCAACAAACACTCTATCTTCTACAAGAGCATCAACTTCAAAGAATCTTTCAGGGCCTATAACTAAAAAATCTTGTGGATTTGGTATTGTTGAATACTGAGTACCTTGTTTTAATAAAACACTTGAAATACCTAAAACATTTTTTTCAGGAAGGAATAACTCTAAATATGGTTTTACATCATTAGGGGTTATTACTCTTTTGTAAACTTTTGTAATCCCGTTTACAACAACTTCTCTTTTTACGATCGTATAATTTATAAGTTTTCCACTTGAATCAAAATTTGGTATTTTAACCCTATTTGGTGATCCTTCAGCATTTACTGGCGATTGAAAATCTATGTCATAAACAGTTTCAAAAGGTTGTCCCGCCCCACTAACTTGGGATCCTCTTCTTAATATACCACAATATCTTAAATCTTCTCTGTCTCCAAAAGCGGGAACTGTTATTGAAAAGTCAACTAACGCTACTGAAGGTCTTTGCCCCGGTACTTTTAAACCATAGGTTCTTGCAATATTGTAAATTGAATTTTTTTGTTGTGCAAATTGTAAAACTGTTTCTTGAATACTTCTATCTATCTGATAATTTAAGTTATCAGTTACGGCAGCGTTCAAATCTAACATTACGGAAAAAATACCCGCATCGTTAAAATTTTGCACTAAATCGGGATAATAGGTTCTAGTAAAATTTATAAGTTCTGTCCTAACCCCTTGAAAATCCCTTGCGGTATAGGAAATCTTTTTTTCTGCCATATAAAATTAAATATTTAGAATTATAAAATCTTGAGATTCAAAAGCTGAGTCGGTAATTCTATAGTCTATTTTTATTCTTGCCGTGTGTTCTAAAGTTGCAATATTTGTAACTTTAAATTCTCTTTCACCGTATTCGTTTACGGTAAATCCTTTATCTTCCAATCCTGCTGATGCCGGTTCAACTGTCACATTTGTAACTTGTAAATTTGGCATATATGTTTTAACGGTATCTCTAATTTCTGATTCAATATCTGAAAATGTCGGACCATCTAATGGTTCAAATATATATTCATATAATCTTGTCCCAAAATCAGGTAGAAAATATCGACTTCCCTTTCTTGTTAACAATAAATGAACCAAGTTTGTTCTAGTCTCACCTTCTGTTGTTTCAGTAACATCAAGATACCTCCCCGTAAAAGAATCTACAAAAGGAAAAGAAATCCCATAAGTTATACCATTTGCCATATGACATAAATATATGTTATCGTTTTTTTAAGTAAAAACTATAAAAATATGTCAAAAAAAAATCCCAACTTAATGTTGAGATTTTAATACTTTATTACCTTTAATTTTTGGTGGATAAAAAGCACAATGTAAACATCCACTACCACAACAACTTCCTCTAAGTTTATGATATTCTTCAGTCATAACCATTTTACCTTCACTATTATAGTAAAAATGATTTGGTTG